GGGGATAAAATGATGGGGTGGTGACATGGCTGCACGACTGACGGATAAGCAGCAACGTTTTGTTGCGGAATATTTGATAGACCTGAACGCGACACAGGCGGCTATTCGGGCAGGGTACAGCAAAAAGACCGCTGACAGAATTGGGCCAGAACTGCTTGGGAAAACTTGTGTTTCGGAAGCAATACAGGCGGCGAAAGCGGCCAGAAGCAAAAGGACGGAGATTACACAAGACCGCGTTCTGGAGGAATATGCAAGGATCGCGTTCTTTGATCCTAGGAAGATGTTTGATGCAGATGGCAACCCGCTGAATATTTCAGAACTGGATGACGACACCGCGGCGGCGGTTGCCGGTCTGGAGGTTATAAAAGAGGTTGACCCAGACACGGGAGTTACCTCATACACCAAAAAATATAAAATCACGAACAAGCTGGGAGCTCTGGACAGTGTTGCAAAGCACCTCGGAATGCTCAACGGAACATTTGGAGCGCCGAAGGATGAGGCGAAAGAGGACGGGCTCAGCCAGAGCCTGAGAGAATTGGCGGAGGAGATGGAGAGCGATGATTAGCCCAAAACAGCGAAAAATCCTCGCCTTCCCCTACTCCAAGTACGATGCCCTTATCTGCGATGGTGCCGTAAGAAGCGGGAAAACATCGCTAATGGCTGTCGCCTTTATAGATTGGGCAATGAGAGAGTTTTCCGGGCAAAGATTTGGATTGTGTGGCAAAACGGTTGACTCATGCTCAAAAAACCTGGTGGTTCCATATATTTCTCTTTCATACGCCAAAGAGCGCTACACCATGCGCTGGCGGCGGGCAGACAAGGTGCTGGAGGTTCGCCGGGGCGCTGTGACCAACTACTTCGAGGTGTTCGGCGGCAAGGATGAGAGCAGCTTTACACTGATTCAGGGCCGCACGTTGGCTGGGGTGCTGCTGGACGAGGTTGCGCTGATGCCCCGCAGTTTCGTGGAACAGGCGCTGACCCGCTGCTCTGTGGACGGGGCAAAGCTGTGGTTTTCCTGTAACCCGGAGAGCCCGCAGCACTGGTTCTATACGGAGTGGATCAGGCGGCACAGGGAGCGAAACGCCCTGTACCTACATTTTGAAATGACAGACAACCCCGGGCTGAGTGCAAAGACCATCGAGCGCTATCAGACTATGTTCACTGGCGTATTCTATGACCGGTACATCCGTGGCCTATGGGTGCTGGCCGAGGGCCTGGTCTATGACTTCTTCGGTGAGGGGCAGATCGCGGATGAGGTCCCCGGCAAGGGTGAGTATTACATCTCCTGCGACTACGGCACGCTGAACCCCTTCTCCGCTGGCCTGTGGTGCTGGGATGGGAAAATGGCCACTCGTGTACGGGAATACTACTACTCCGGGCGGGAGAACCAAAGGAACAAGACCGACGAGGAGTATTATACCGATCTGGAAGCCCTGGCCGGTGATTTACCTGTTCGGGCGGCGGTGGTGGACCCATCAGCGGCATCGTTTATCGAGACCATCCGGCGGCACGGGCGGTTTAAGGTGCGCAAGGCACACAACGAGGTGGTCCCTGGTATCATGACTACAGCACGGATGCTGCGGGACGGGACGGTGAAAATTCACCGCTCCTGCAAGGATGCAATTCGGGAGTTTGGCCTGTACCGCTGGGACGATAAGGCGGCGGAAGATAGGCCTGTGAAGGAAAACGACCACGCCATGGATGACATCAGATATTTTTGTCAGACGATTTTAAGGCACAAGGCCGGGAAGCCGGAGTATGTACCATTGTATCAGCGGGGGTGAGAGATTGAAAACCTATCAGGACCTGACCGCACTGGGCGACAATGAGCAGGAGCGGATGGAATTTGTGCGGTCCGCCGTCCGGGATCACTTGGGCAGCGAAGATTACCGGATTGCCGCCGCTGCGGAGGAATACTACGCCAAGCGGAACACCACCATCGAGTGCTTTCACAAGATGCTCTACACGGCAGCGGGGCAGGCGTATCCCGATCTGTTCAGCAGCAATTTCAAGCTGAAAACCCTCTTCTTCCGGCGGTTTGTCATCCAGCAGACCCAGTACGTTTTATCCAACGGCGTGACCTTTGAGCGCCCGGAGACGAAGAAGAAGCTGGGGAGCACCTTTGACAACCAGATCCAGAAACTGGCCAAAAAGTCCATGGTGGACGGCGCGGCATACGGATTTTGGAACCGGGACCATCTGGAGGTGTTTGGCTTTGCGGACACCTGCAACGAGGCGGGCTTTGCACCGCTCTACGACGGCGACAGCGGCGCTCTGGCTGCCGGTGTGCGATATTGGGGGACCGCGGAGGGGCAGACCAAACGGTACACCCTGTATGAGCCGGACGGCGTGACAGAGTACATCCAGCGCAAGGGTGAGGATCTGCAGGTCCTTCAGGAGAAGCGGCCCTATCTTCGGGATGTGCGCCGGGACGGGCTTGGGAACGAGACCATCGAGGGCGCCGGGAACTACGACTCCCTCCCCATCATCCCCATGTACGCAAACGACCTGCACCAGTCTGAGTTTGTGGGCATCCGGGAGAGCATCGACTGCTACGATTTCATCAAATCCGGCCTTGCCAACGTCATCGAGGACAATTCCTCGGTCTACTGGACGCTCAAAAATGCCGGAGGCATGGATGACACGGAGATTGCCCAGTTCATGGACCGGCTTCGGACGCTGCGGGCGTCTGCGGTGGATTCGGACGACGGCGGCGGTGTGGAGGCCCACACGCTGAACATCCCCTATGAGGCCCGGGAAGCGTTGCTGGCTCGCTTGCGAAATGACCTCTATGAGGACTTCCAGCTGGTGGACATGGAAAAAGTGCTTTCCGGCAACCTGACAGCCACAGCAATTCGGATCGGCTATCAGAGCCAAGACGACAAGTGCGGAGACTTCGAGTACCATATTCGGGACTTTATCGGGAATTTGCTGAATCTGGTCGGCATCGAGGACGAGCCGTCTTTCCAGTGGAACAGGATTGCCAACCAACTGGAGGAAACTCAGATGGTCCTTTCTGCCGCAAACTACCTGGATGATGAGGCGGTCATTAAGCACCTCCCGTGGATGACCCCGGAGGAAGCGGAGGAGCTGCTGAAACGCCGGGCGGCAGAGGAGATCGACCGCACGCTCTTGCGGGAGCCGGAGGTGACGGAGGATGGAGAGGAAGCCTGATTACGCCCACCGGATGACTGATAAGGAATTGGGCGAGTTAGAGCGTCGGATCTCTACTATTTACCAAGAAGCCCGGAACAGTCTGGATGAGACGGTTAGGGCCTACTTTGAAAGCTTCCGCCAGCGGGATGAGAAGATGAAAAAGCTCATCGGAACCATACAGAATGGGCGGGAGTGGACGAAGCAGGACTACAACAACTGGAGATTGGCCCAGATCGGGAGAGGAGAGCGGTTCAAGGTTCTGCGGGACAAGGTGGCGGAGCGGTATACAAACGCCAACGAGACGGCTACCGCCTATGTCAATGATGCTACACCAAGTATCTACTCATTGAACCGCAACTATGCGGCGTACACCGTTGAGCAGGTGGCTGGGGACGTGGGCTTTGACTTGTGGGACGAGCAGACGGTAAAACGATTGATTGTGGAGCAACCGGACCTGATGCCCTATTACCCGCCCAAGCGGGCGCTGCGCCGGGGAATCGACCTTGCCTGGGGGAAAAAGCAGATCACGGCCAGCGTCACCAGCTCCATTCTCCAAGGGCGGAGCGTAAAGGGAATGGCGGATGACCTGCAAACCCGCATCCTGGAGATGAACCGTTCCAGTGCCATACGGACAGCCAGAACAGCTGTGACCGGGGCGCAGAACGCGGGGCGTATGGATAGCTACCACGCCGCCGAAAAAATGGGTATCCGCATGAAAAAGGAGTGGCTGGCCACCCTGGACAACCGTACCCGCCACGCTCATGCCGTGCTGGACGGCCAGCAGACCGATGTGGACAAGCCGTTCAAGGTGAATGGGGAGGAGATACGATACCCAGGGGACCCGACGGCAGCGGGGTATCTGGTGTATAACTGCCGGTGTACGCTGATTGCTGCGGTGGATGGGGTGGACACCTCGGACGCGCTGCGCAAGGCAAGAAACCAAGAGACCAGCGAAAACAAGGTTATCGGGAATATGTCCTATGCGGAGTGGGCTGGGTGGAAAAAACGCACGAATCCAGTTGAAAGCATCACAAAATCTGATATAATAAAAGAAAGTCCGAAACCGTTGCAATACAGGCAGTTTGAGAGCGGCGAAGCAGCAAACGAGTTCTTCTATTATGACGATGAAAAGCGGGGCTTGACGGCTAGAAAGAACAGCGAACATGGCAAATGGATGAAAAGTCTATCCAGTGATGAAAAGGATAGTATTAGCGACTACACAGGTGGTGGCTATTATGACCTGAATAATTATCTTAGAAAAGTAGGAGATTGGAAAAGTGTAGATGCCGAAAAAGAAGAGTTTTTAGCAAAAAATATTGATTCTGCAATCAGTAGATACAAACTGAAAGATAATATCCAAGTACAACGTGGCGTTATGGAAGACGCCTTAGATAGTTTGATTGAGCAGTATGGCGATGATATTTCCGGACTTATCGGGAAAACATATCGTGATAGCGGATATATGAGTACGACAGTTTTACATGGAAATCCTGTTGCTACAGTAAAGCCTGTTATTTTTGAAATTGAAGTTCCGGCCGGAACGGGGCGAGGTGCGTATGTAAATCAGCTTGCGGGGCAATATCAAGACGCTGAATATGAGTTCCTTATAAGGCGAAATGCAAGTTTTTTGATTAAAGGCATTGAAGAGGATGCCGATTCTGGCAAGATGATTATAAAAATGGTGATGAATGATGAGTAGTTTAAGCGATTGGAAAGAAAAAGTCAGAGCGCAAGAGGAAAACCGAATGGGAGCAGTATACTCCGAGTGTGAAAAACGAGGGTGCAGCCGTGACTTTGCAAAATCATTTGATACCAGAGCAGAATTGTTCCCCATGAAGCAGACTTTAGCGTTTTTAGAAAATAAGGAAACAAATAATGAACATTTGAAGCAATGGGATATTTTTTTACAAGTTCTGATTGAAATGAAGCCAGAACATCAAAAATACGAAGAGTGGAAGCGCTCTGTTAAGGTATTGCGCAATGAACATTGAACTGCACGACCGCTCCGACGAGGTTCTTGCTGCCCTTCAGGAGGCCGCAGAACGGGCGCTTGAAAAGTGTGGGTTGGTGGCGGAGGGGTATGCCAAGAGGCTGGTTCCGGTGGATACCGGAAACCTCCGAAACAGCATCACCCATAAAGTCGACCCAGCGGAACCTGCGGTGTACATCGGAACGGATAGCGAGTACGCAGCCTATGTGGAACTGGGCACCGGCGAGCATTACCCCGACGGACGGCCCACCCCATGGAAGTACCAGGATGCCAATGGCAACTGGCACTGGACGAAGGGCAACCCGGCAAGACCATATCTGAAACCGGCGGTTGCCGACAACGATCAGACCTACCGGACTATCATTGAGGATGAATTACATGGACGATAAGACCATCCAGGCCGTTGAGGCCATTATCAAGCGGGGCAACGACGCCGAGATCCGCCGGAAGGGCGACGGGTACGTTGTCCTGGAGGTCAAAAAGACAATCAAATATACGACTCCTGCGTAATTGGGCGCAGGAAAGGGCAATAGGAGCCAACTACCGAGGATTTCTCGGTGGCTGGCTCTTTTTCTTTTGGTAAACACCGCGAAGCACAGCGGTTTTTATATCACAGTCGCCCCCAAAGCACCGGGGCCAAAGAAAAGGAGACTGAAATGGCACTTACACGCAAACTTTTGAAGGGCATGGGCCTCACCGACGAACAGGTGGACACCATCATCGAAGCACACACCGACACCGTGGACGGCTTGAAGGAACAGGTGAAGGCCTACAAGGCCGACGCTGACAAGCTGCCCACCGTCCAGAAGGAATTGGACGACCTAAAAGCCGTCGGTGACGACGGCTGGGAGGAAAAGGCCAAGGGCTGGGAAAAGAAATACACCGACCTGGTGGCCGAAAACAAGAGCAAGGAGACCCGCGCGGCCAAGGAAGCGGCTGTCAAGGCCTACTACGAGAGCAAGGGCATCACCGGCGACAACCTCACCATCGCCATGATGGGCAGCGGCGAGGCGCTGGAGAATCTGGAACTGGACGGCGACAAGATCAAGGACTCCGCCGCGCTGGACGCCCTGGTGGGCGGGGCCTTTGCAAAGCTGGTCTCCACTACGACCACGGAGGGACTGAAAACCCAGACGCCCCCCAAGAACAACGGCGGCAAGCTGACACGGGAGGAGATCGTGAAGATTCAGGACCCCGTGGAGCGCCGTGCCGCCATCCGAGACAACATGGAACTGTTTGAGAAAGGATGAGTGAATCATGGCAGTTGATCCCAAGCTGATTAAAAAGGCCGACCTCGCCCGTGTGCGTGAGATCGACTTTACACTGATGTTTACCGAGAGCCTGCGAAAGCTGACCGAGGCCCTGGGCGTGACCAGGAAGGTTGCCAAGCAGGCTGGAACCGTGCTCAAGACCTATAAGGCCACCGGAACCCTGGAGGACGGCGCTGTTGCCGAGGGCGAGACCATCCCCCTGAGCAAGTACACCACGGAGGCGGTGAACTATGGCGAGATCACTTTGAAGAAGTGGCGCAAGGCCACCTCTGCCGAGGCGATCATTGAGCGTGGCTATGACCAGGCCGTCGGCATGACCACCGCCCGGATGCTCAAGGACGTGCAGAAGGGAATTCGCAAGGACTTCTTCACTTTCCTGGGCACCGGAACTGGCACCGCCACCGGAGCGGGCCTTCAGGCGGCCCTTGCCCAGACCTGGGGCAAACTCCAGACTCTGTTTGAGGATGACGACATTCAGGCCGTCCACTTCATCAACCCCCTGGACATCGCCGGCTATCTGGCCACCGCCACCATCACTACCCAGACCGCCTTTGGCATGACCTATATCGAGGACTTCCTGGGCATGGGCAAGGTATTCATGAACTCCAGTGTCCCCAAGGGCACCATTTACTCCACCGCCCAGGACAACCTGGTCCTCTACTATGTGCCCGTCAACGGCGCTGACCTGAATGAGGCGTTCTCTTTCACCAGCGACGAAATCGGCTATATTGGCATCCATGAGGAGCCCGACTACACCAACATGACCGCCAGCGACACTGTGGTGAACGGTATGACCCTGTTTGCCGAGCGCCTGGACGGCGTGGTCAAGACCACCATCACTGAGCCGGGCCCTTAAACGCGCTGTTGAGTGAGCCTGCGCCCGCTGCTCCTGCTGTCCCGGACCACCGGGCCAGTGGGGGGCCGGGCGTCAGCAGCGCAGCTGTACAGGCCGAACCTGCAAAGGTGGTGAAAAGCCGTGCTCGAAGCCGTACTGACACATCTGAATAACTGGTTCGCCCGGGAGATGTACGCCGGGACTTTTACGGTGACCGGTGGGAAGCTGGTGCTTCCGAATCTGGCGGAGGGCCAGTATTTCCGCATCGTGGGCAGCGTGTTCAACGATGGGCTGCACCAGCACCAGGCCACGGACCTGGCGGACGAGACCTTTACCGGAGCTGTTTGGGCGCTGGCGGTCCCCAAGTCTGTGATTACCCTGGCAGAGGAGATCAAGGCGTGGGCCGCAAAGAACCAGCCGGGGGCGTACACCAGCGAGAGCTTCGGCGGGTACAGCTATACCCGGGCCACCAACGCCAAGGGCGCATCGGTGGGCTGGCAGGACGCCTTTGCCGCCCAGCTGGCCCCCTATCGCAAACTGCGGGACACTTCCATGGTGGCTCCGAACCCCAAGGGGACGCCGCCCACGCCCCGAAAACCGTGCTGGAGGTGAGCGCGTGAGCCTGTTAGATGATTTTGCCCGGACCTGCGTAGTGCTGGAAAAGACCCGGAGACCGGACGGGGCCGGAGGCTACTTTGTGGAGTGGGCCGAGGGTGCGGAGTTTGTCAATTATCAGGCCCTGGACACCTCCATGGAGGCCCGGAGGGCAGAGAAGGAGGGCGTGACCAGCGTGTATTCCGCGCTGGTGCGCTCCGATTTCCCCATCGACTACAACGATTACTTCCGAGACAAGACCACCGGCCAGACCTACCGGGTGACCTCTGATCCGGAGGAGAAGGTGGCCCCCAAGTCCGCCAGCTTCGCCCTGAAATTCTTCATGGCAGAGCGGAAGGAGCTGCCGACATGACCAAGAACAAGGCCCTGTACGCCTGGCTCAACGAGTTCATGCCGTTTTACCGGGCCTCCTCCGTGCCATCTGAGCCGGAGAAGCCGGAGGGGGTGTTGTTCCCCTACGGCACCTATGAGTACATCGAAGACGCCTGGGGCGGCGGTGAGGTGAGCATGACTGTCAACCTGTGGTTCCACACCACCAGCGAGGCGGTTCCGGATGAGAAGGCCCAGGAGATTTCCCAGCGCATCGGCTACGGCGGCGTGACCATCCCCTGCGACGGCGGGTACATCTGGCTCAAGCGGGGGTCTCCATTCTGCCAGAGCCTGCAATATGAACCCGACAACAACATCAAGCGGCGGTACATCAACCTGACCGCTGAATACCTGACTTTGAACTGAAAGGAGCGAAATCATGGGACTTTTTACTGTGATTCCCCAGGACACCTTTGATGGCCTCCAGCTTGACGCCGGTGTTCTGCTGAAAAAGTTTGATCCGGCTAAGGTGGCCGCCCCGGCGGATGAGGACATTATCTGCGCCACCACCGGCGGCATCAACATCAGCTGTGTGCCTACATATTCCGACCTGGGTGAGGACGTGGATAACTGCCCGGTCAATACCAAGGAGCTGAAGCACCTGGACGGGTGGGAGTGCAAGATGTCCTTCACCGCCCTGGGCACGTCCCCCGAAAACATCAAACTTGCCCTGGGCGCTGCCACGGTGTCCACCACCAAAGTAACCCCAAACCGCGATTTGAAGCAGGCGGACTTTTCCGACATCTGGTGGGCAGGAGACCGGGCGGACGGCGGCGTAGTGGCTGCCTGCCTAAAAAATGCCCTCTCCACCGGGGGCTTCACCCTCCAGACCACCAAAAACGGCAAGGGGCAGGTCTCCGTGGAGCTGACCGGGCACGTGTCCATTGAGGCCCAGGACACCATGCCCATGGAGTTTTACAGCATTGCCCCGCCCCTGCCCGGCGTGGGCGGATGAGGAGGTAGCCCATGAGACTGTCTGACATCAAGGGCGACCGCACCCTGGAAGTCATTGCCGAAGTCATTGATCCCATCTGCAATATTGCGGAGGATGACGCGGCGATGTCCATGTTCCGGCGGGAGAAGCTGCCGGAGGGCATGGAGCCGAAGAAGTTCCTTCTGGCCCGTGCGCGGAAATCGCTGCCCGTGCTGCTGAAAAAGCACAAGGGCGACATCATTGACATCCTGGCCGCCATCGAGGGCGTGTCTCCGGAGCGGTATCATGGTGCGCTGAACCTGGTCAAGCTGTTTAAGGATGCCACTGACCTGCTGACGGATGAGGCGTTCGCCGAGCTTTTTATCTCCGCGCAGGGCGAGACCTCCTGTGGCTCTGCGCCGGAGAATACCGAGGCCCCCTCAGCGTAAAGGCGTTTGCCCGGTATGCCGTCTCCCGATGGCTGTATGAGCAGAAGGACACGGCATACCGGGTGTATGTGACCGATGCGATGAAAGCGGTGGCGGAGAACACCGCCAAGTACGCCGGGGGCGGTTACATCAAGGCCCGGTACATCGAAATCATTGACCCGCCCCCTGAGGAGACCCGGACGGGGGAGGAGATCATAGCGCAGATGAAGGCCAAGCTGGGCCAGATCGGAGGTGACCCGGGTGAATCTGCTTGACCTGTATGCAAAAATCACGATGGACACCAGCGGATACGAAAAGAGCCTAGACGATGCCTCCAGTAAGGCATCCGACTTTGCATCCAAACTGAAAAGCGGCCTTGCCACGGCGGCCAAGGTTGGCGTTGCTGCTCTATCCGCCGCGGCCACCGGCGTGGCAGCGTTGACAAAGGCATCAATCGACCAGTACGCAGAATATGAGCAGCTGGTGGGCGGCGTGGACACGCTCTTCAAGACGGCATCGGATAAGGTACAGCAATATGCTGATAAAGCCTATGAGACTGCCGGCATGAGCGCCAATGAGTACATGAATACGGTGACCAGCTTCTCTGCGTCCTTGCTCCAAAGTCTAGAGGGAGACACGGAAGCGGCAGCGCAAAAGGCAGACCAGGCCATTACTGACATGGCCGACAACGCCAATAAGATGGGCACCAGCATGGAAATGATCCAGAACGCCTATCAGGGCTTTGCCAAACAGAACTATACCATGCTGGACAACCTCAAGCTCGGGTACGGTGGCACTAAGGAGGAGATGCAGCGACTCTTGAAGGACGCCGAAAAGCTATCCGGCGTGAAATATGACCTCTCAAGCTATGCCGACATTGTAGACGCCATCCATGTGGTGCAGACGGAAATGGGCATCACTGGCACAACTGCAAGAGAAGCCAGCACGACTATTCAGGGTTCCGTAGCTAGCATGAAGGGCGCATGGCAAAATCTTGTGACGGCCATAGCGGCAGATGGATGGGACATTGGCGTATATGTTGACAACTTTGTGTCCAGCGTTAAGGTCGTAGGTCAGAATGTCATCCCGCGCGTGCAGCAGATACTCAGCGGCATAGGCGAGCTGGTAACTGCCATTGCGCCCATGATCGCCCAGGAGCTGCCCACGCTTATCAGCACGGTGCTGCCCGCTATGGTCAGCGCTGGTGCACAGTTGCTGGTCGGCCTGGTGACCGGTCTTATCACCGCCCTACCTGAGCTGGTGGCGGCGGTTCCGCAGATCGTGTCAGCGCTTGCATCCGCCATCTCTGCCAACCTCCCGGCTATCATGGCGGCGGGGCAGCAGCTGCTGAATATGCTGGGAAGCGGGATCCAGTCTGGTGTTCCTCAGCTTGTGGCGCGGCTGCCGGTGGTCATAAACGGGTTCCTGGGCTTTATTACGGAGCGGCTTCCCACTGTGCTGGACAAAGGCGTGGAGATGCTGACGGAACTGGCAAACGGAATCATCGCTGGAATCCCACAGCTGCTGGAGCAGCTTCCACTTATCTTTGAGTCTTTCGAGACGTTTATCACAGTCAATTTGCCGGTCATCCTGGACAAGGGCATGGATCTGCTGTTCAACTTTGTGGACGGCATCATCGCCGGGATTCCCAACATGGTGGCGCGGCTGCCGGAGATCATCAAAAGCATCACAACAACGCTATCGAACAACTACCCGAAAATCATCCGATCTGGATTTGATCTTCTCATCAAACTGGCTGACGGCATTTTGAGCGCTATCCCGGATCTGGTCTCCGTCCTTCCCCAAGTGGTGGCCGCAATTTTGAGTGGCTTTAGTTCAGCGGTTTCTGGTGTGTTCGAGATCGGGAAAAACATTGTGATGGGCCTGTGGGATGGAATCAAGAGCATGGGTTCCTGGATCGCGGAGAAAATTGGAGACTTCTTTGGTGGGATCGTTGATGGCGCAAAAGACCTGCTCGGTATCCACTCCCCGTCTAGGGTGTTTGCGGACATCGGGAAAAACATGGCCTTGGGGCTGGGCAATGGCTGGGAGGATTCCTTCGGGCGCGTCCGGGACGGCATCACCCGCGGCCTGGACTTCGGCGCAGCATCGGTGGATTTCGCCTCCTCCGGGCTTGGAGTGTCCTCCGCCGGCATCATCAACAGTATGGCGGCGGGGTCAGACGCTGGGTTTGCCGATGGGTTAACGGTCAACCTCACTCTGCCGGACGGCACAAAGTTTGCCACCTGGCAGCTGCCCTATCTTATCAAGGCGGGTTCCGCTGCGGGAACGCCTATTGCGGACCCCCAGTTGGCGTAAGGAGGCAATGGTATGACGCAACTGATATTAGATTCCGGAGGCGCATCTGTTGTCCTTCCTGAGACCCGCCGCGAGTCCTATGTGGTGGACGAGGAGCCGCTAAGCCGAAACCTGTTAATGATTGCTGGAAACATGGTCAAAGAGCTGCGGGGAGATGTATGGGTCATTGATTACCAGTACGGATATTTCAATGACACCGACAAGGACCGCGTGATCTCTGCCTGCAAAAAGGGAAGCCGTGAACCTATCGTCTGCAACTTCCTGATTCCGGACGAAAATAAGATGCTGACTTCCACATTTTTCGTGACAGCGTACACACGGCCAAGGTTTTATTGGAGTCGGGATGATAAAGGGGCCACCGTCCCTGTGTGGGGTGGGTTTACGGTCTCTCTGAGAGAGGTGGATCCCCATGATTAACGCAACAGAGGGGTACAGGGCTGCGATTGTGGGCACTTCCCGACGGACTCACCTCAAGGCTGTGGTGGACATCAGCGACCCGGACATGGTCTTTTCCGGTGTGGAAAGCAGCGGTTCTGCGGACTTTTCAAATTCGGCCCAACTGTATGACCGAGTTATGGATCTAACACCATACGCCACCCTGGAGCCCCACAGGTGGGTTCTCAACGGAAAGTTCAGCCTGATCCCAGCAGAGGGGGCAGCGGATCAGGTTGGATTTGTGGGGAATGTGCTCTCCGGATCAGATGGGAGTTTTCCCACAGCTGTGTGGGTGGAGGAGCGGTTCTCTAATTTATCCATCCTCCAGGCCTGCTCCGTCTACTTCCCGGGCGATGATTGGGATGGGGTTCCTGATACTTTCACCGTAGAGGTCAAACAGGGCGGCACGGCCTACTACACCAAGGAGTTTACCGAAAACCGGGCCAGGGCGGTCAGCCTGAGCGGCTTCACCGTCAACAACCCGGACGCCATCCGGGTGACGGTAAGCAAGTGGAGCCTTCCGGGCCGCCGGATGCGGGTGGCTGAGATATTACCCGGCGTGTATGAGGAGTGGACAGAGAAAATGCTGGTGGAGTTCAGCTCTACCCAGCAGGCTGATTTTTCATGTATCACGCTACCATATGGGACAATGAGCCTATCTTTAAATAACATCGACAAGCGATTTGAGCCGCGAAAGAAAAATGGTCTGTTTGCCTCTATCGAGGACAGACAGGGCATTGAAACTCTGATCGGGGTCAAACTCACTTCTGGCGAAGTGGAGTATAAAAAGATTGGAGTGTACTACCAGTACGGAGACGGCTGGAAAACCTCCAACAATGATATGTCTATTGACTGGTCTCTGGTGGATATTGTAGGGCTGGTGGCAGAGCGCACTTACCTTCCGCCGACAACCCTACCCACTACTCTGGAGGGCTGGATCTCCTCTGTGGTGTCCCAACTGGGGGATAATTTCAAAAGCCGCTACCACATCGATCCAGACTATGCCAAAAAGCCAGTAAAAGCAAAAGATAAGTCGGCGGTGACCGGAAAGAAGTGCGGGGACATTCTGCGGTGGGCCTGTATGGTGACCGGCACTTTTCCCCGTGCGGATGCTGAAACTGGATACCTGACAGCGGAGCCTCTATGGAACCAGGGAAACAAGACGCTTTTGACCGCACTCGCTACCTACCCAACCATGAAAGCCAACAAAAGCGTGGCGTCCCTTATCTTTACCCTTGCGGATGGAACTCAATATGTGGTCAGCGGCAACAGCACCAGCAGTGAAAAGACCATCAATATTGAGAACCCATTCATCCACACCTCTGCCGAGGCCCTGACCGCGGCGCGGCTGATCCTCAGCTGCTACGGCGGAAACCTGATCGAGACCACGGGGCGGGGCGATCCATCCGGAGAGATCGGGGACGTGGACACCATCTGGCTGGATGAGAGTCAGGCCACCACCGCCCGGCGGATGATGCAGACCTTCAGGATCCAGGACGGGGTGCTCCAGGGCTGCCAGAGCCGGCTGCTCCAGGCGGACGGGTCCTTCTTGTTTCAGGAGCGGGCAGTGCTCACCAAGAGCGGATCCTGGACGGCCCCGGCGGGGGTCACTGCGCTGCGGCTCATACTCGTGGGCAAAGGCGAGGATGGGACAGACGGAACGGATGGCACCTGGGATGAGGCCGGAGCGGATGGAGTGGATGGCATCGGAGGGCTTGTCTGGGCCGGGACGGTATCCATCAATCCGCAGCAGTCGTTCAGTGTCCAGATCGGGGACAACTCTGTTTTTGGGCAATACAGCAGCGCAAATGGCAGCCGTTTCCCTTTTGGCTATACGGATATTGCAAGCGGCGATAGTTTTGCGCGAACCGGGGTCCAAAAGCCTGTCCCCGGCTCTGGAGATGGTGGCGCGAAGGGCCTGGGCGGGATCAAGGGCAACCGCCATAGAGAGCCAAGCTATGATTCCGAAGGGAATCCGGTCGGCTCACACTGGGAGATCGACAACTATCCTGGAGAGGGCACCGCAGGGCAGGCTGGAGTATCCGGCTGCGTCGTGATCTATTGGGACAAGGAGGGCGCATGAGTTTTGATTTTAGTTCTCTGGTGACAGATCGGACCCAGGCGGATGTGGAGACCCGGAACGACAAGGGAATCTATCAGGCGGCGGATCTCAACCGTGTCACAGCGGCGATGGAGGAGCTTGCCAATCAGTTTTCGGTTCTCGGGTACAGCACAACAGGTTATCAGAGGATCAAGGCTGTGGAGCAAGAGGCTCCGAGGATACCGGAGGGATATACGGAGTTGGAGTCCATCACAAGCTCCGGCACCCAATACATCAACACCGGGGTCAACCCAACCAGCAATACACAGGTGGAGCTGCGGATGTCCACAAGTCAATCCGGCAGCAAGACTGTGTTTGGATCAGACGTAGGGTGGACCGCAAACGGATTTGCCCTGGGCGTCAACTTTGCCCACTATGGTACAAAAAACGGGAGTTTTACCGGGCTTAACGACGGCAGGGAACATACAGTGGATTTCAACCACAACGCGATTTCTCTGGATGGGGCCAAGGTGTTGACCCTTGGTGAGGCTGTATTTGAGTTGGCATATCCGTTGTACCTCTTTTGCAATGACCGCTCCTCCGCCGCTCAGGAGCACACGAGCATGACACTGTATGCCTGTAAGATCTATGAGCAAACACGTTTGGTGCGTGATCTGGTCCCGTGTAAGGACCAGGCTGGCGCGATCGGCTTATATGACACAGTGGAGGCTCAGTTTTTTAAAAATGCTGGGTCCGGGGCGTTTGCAGCAGGGGCAGAGGTGATCCGGCCGGAGGTAGATCCCTATGAGTGGAAAGAGGGGTATTATTACCCCACTGTGGAGCAAATGGCTCAGTATATTGCCAATTTGGAGGCCCTGAGGCGCGTGATCGCAGTCCTGCCCACCACGCCGGATAAGCCGGATAGTATGGAACTGTTGGACCATATTAAAGCCAATAATATCGAGAAGATTCTGGTGGACATTAATAAATTACTGAAAAATATGCCCTCTGCCTGGTTTTACAGCGGAGAAGTAGAGTGCGGGGAGGTCTGAGTATGCAAGACAGAGTTCCAACTTATCCAGGACGGATGAAATTGATCCCTGTATTGGGACAAGAGAACACCTATGAAATGGTTCGTGCAGACGAACCGACTCAAGAAGGGACACCGTTAAATAAAGCCAACCTACTTCAAGACTCCGTTGCTAAAATGTATGGGTTGCTAGAGTCTGCTATCCCCAACGATGTGTTTGCGTTTCTAGGAAAGTATAACCTCCATTGGTGGAGAAGAAGAATAAATACCGCTGGAACCATCGGTGAGTGGGAATACCTTTTCTCTGCTGACTCGAACGCACACCCGAAGAGTGGAATAGTGAGTGGATATGAATATGAGTATATTGGTATCCCTTATAAGAATTTTACAAGTCCACCAATTCAAGTCGCTTATGGTAAGTACACTGGGACGGGGACGTGGGGTGAGAGTAGCCCGAACAAACTAACTTTCTCCTTTGCCCCAAAAGTCGTTTTTATGGTGCAAAAAGCCTATGTGGACTCGTATGGAGTAAACTACCATGAACCTATTTATAGTGGTAGTACCGAAGGAAACGCAGTCATGGTAGCAGACACCCTTACTGAATCATTTCAATCAGGAAATGGTTTCTACGAGCTAGGATATATCAACGATGAAGCTAGATACTCATACGGGAAAAAATCTAAAGATGGAAAGACATTTTATTGGTATTTTTCTTACGACAAAGACCGTTCTGGGTCTCAGCTGAATAGCAGTGGATCCGTATATTACTGGGTAGCAATAGGATAAAGGAGGAAAGCGAAATGTTGTGGTATATCGACCCTATCCCAAATGACTCGGGAGCATACAGTCCTCCGCAGTCCACGCCCTTTGACAGTGCGATCCCACTGACAGATGAGCAGTCGGATATGCTGGTACAGCACAACGGCTTTGTGGTCATCACCGGGGAGCCGGATCCTGACACAGAGGGCAGTGCAGTGACAGTGGCACCGAACGCCGAGGCCTGGGAGGTGTGGAAATCCTCCCTCCCGCCTCAGCCGGAGCCGGAACCCACAGAGGCGGAACGGCTGCGGGCGGACGTGGACTTTTTGGCTGCTATGACGGGGGTGGAGCTATGAGCGTGTACGAGCTGGCCCGAAAATACTACCCGCGGCTCTGGGACGATGCCCGCATTGACGCGCTGGTCCAGGCTGGGCGGCTGACCCAGGCGGAAGGGGAGCAGCTGCGCCGGGAGGCACAGGCCCCCGCCGCGGGCTAGGCAGAGGAGGCGGACATTGAGCATCCAGGAGCTATTGACAGGCGGGGGCGGGCTGGTGGTCCTGGCGCTGACGGTCATCCAGGTCGCCCCCGTCAAAATCAACCCCTGGTCCGCCATCGCCAAGGCCATCGGGCGGGCCATCAACGCGGAGGTGCTGGCCGAGCTGGAGCGGACCCGGATCAAGCTGGACAACCACATCAAGACCGACGATGAGCGGGCGGCGGATATGCACCGGGCCAGGATCTTGCAGTTCAATAACGAATTGATTCGGAATATCCCGCATACCAGAGAGGAGTTCATCGAGATCCTAGCCGAGATCGATGGCTACGAAAAATTTTGCAAGAGGAACCCGGATTATCCCAACAGCCGGGCTACCCACGCCATTGCCAATATTGGCAGGGTGTACGACGAGCGGCTACAAAAGCACGATTTTCTGTGATTTGTGAAAGGAGGTGAGCGTATGGACTTTGGAATTGCGAGCGTGGCGGCCATCACGGTGATCTGCTATCTGATCGGCCAGGTGGTCAAGGCGTCCGGGGTGGACAACAAGTGGATCCCCATCGCCTGCGGCGTGTCCGGCGGACTGCTGGGCATTGCCTGCATGGCCCTGGCGGTGCCGGATTTCCCGGCCACAGATCCGGTGACCGCCCTGGCGGTGGGCATCGTGAGCGGCTTTGCGGCCACCGGCGTCAACCAGGCGGCCAAGCAGCTGAGTAAGTAACAATTTTGACAACGACAAGCGAAGAACTCAACTGTCATTCACCAAAACACAAGAATTTAGTTAACGTCTGAAAGGAGAAAACAACATGAACGCCAATTACATCTATGACATTTTCCAGACCTGCGAGGAGCTGGACCTGCCCGACCTGACCATTGCCCTGGCCCACCACAAGGCGGCCCACCCCATCCCCGAGGGCATGACTGAGCAGGGCATCAACGAGTTTGTGGGCAACCACTACGAGGCCCTGGTGGACGCCTTCGCCGGCCACGACCGGGATGCCTTCGCCGCCGCTGTGGAGGCGGGCGTCAAGGAGGACGAGGAGCGCGCCCAGCAGGAGGCCGGTCAGGAGGTGTGACCCCATGCTGATCTGCATCGATGCGGGTCACTACATCGGGACCCCGGGGAAGCGGTGCCTTAAGAGCATCGACCCCGGGGAGACCCGGGAGTGGACCCTGAACAGCCGGGTGGCGGACAAGCTAGAGGCCATCCTGGCGGGGTATGACTGCCGGACGATGCGGGTGGACGATGTGACCGGCAGGCGGGACGTGACCCTGTCCCAGCGGGTGGCGGCAGCCAACCGGGCCAAGGCGGATGTGTATCTGTCCATTCACCACAATGCCGGGATCAACGGCGGCTCCGGCGGCGGGATCGTGGCCTGTGTGGCCCCAAGCCACCAGCGGCAGAGCGAGGTGGTGCGGGATGCGGCGTACCGCTATACCGTGGCTTCCACCGGCCTGCGGGGCAACCGAGCACAGCCTCTGGCGGAGCAGAGCCTGTATGTGCTCAATTACACCACCATGCCGGCCACGCTGATCGAGCTGGGGTTTATGGACTCCACCACGGACACCCCCATCATCCTGACGGAGCAGTTTGCCGACCAAGCGGCGGCAGGGCTGGCGGCGGCTCTTTTGGAGGTGTATGACCTCCAGGCCAAGGGCAGCGGGCAGGTCCTGATGACCGCGGTGCCGGCGGAGGATCTGACGGTGGAGCTGGTGGACAAGCCCAAGGGAGAGTGTGGCGACAACTGCGCCAATGCTGGGTATTTCGCCAACTACTCCGAGACGGGCGAGCCCTTCACCCTGCCTGCGGGCCATCTGGTGGCGGACTACAAGGCCACAGGAAAGTGGACGCGGCACTACTGCCAGGAGCGCGGGCGGTTCCAGTGGGACCGGTTCACGTTTGACGCTGGCCGGTGGGTCTATGCCAACCCTATGTACGGGAAGGCGATCTCCACTCTGCTGATCTCTGGCGGCAAGGCCCGGGTGGAGGAGATCCGGACGGTGCCGGAGGGGACGGACTACGCCGTGTCCGGTATCCCCGTGCTGCGGGCTGGGAAAGCCTGCACCACCGCCCAGGCCAAGGGGCAGGGCTGGGACACCTCCCCGCTGCGGGCCACCTGGCACACGCTGGTGGGCCTCAAGGGAGACGGCATGGTATACGTCATGGGGTGGCAGTCCAGGACCGCCAACCTGCTGGACAGCGGCGAGGCCGCCCGGGTGTTCCGGGGGCTGGGCTTTTCCGATGTGCTCAAGCTGGACGGCGGCGGGAGCTACTACCAGAGCCGGGGCGGGGCGGTCTCCAAGACCGCGGAAAACCGGCGGATCAACAGCGTACTGCGCTGGACGGTGAGAGAGAAGGAGCCGGAGCCGGAGTTGACGGAGGAGCAGGCATGGTTTGACCGGATGATGGAGGACTGGATGGCGCGCAGGGCCAAGGAGCCCGCCAGCCAGTGGGCCCAGGAGGGTCTGGAGCAGGCCAAGGCCAAGGGCATTACCGAAGGGACCAGGCCCCGCAGTCTGGCGACCCGGGAAGAGGTTGCACTGATGGTCAATAAGGCTTTGTAAGACAGAAAGGACGTGACAGTTATGAGCGCAAGAGTAAGACTGCCTGATCCGCTGTGCCAGTTGCTGCGCTCAGAGCTGGAGATGGCTATCCGGGAAGCTGCGTTCCACCGGGATGACGAACTGATCGCCCGCCGCTACATCGTAGATAAGTGGGCACAGGCTGACATTGCCGCAGAACTGGGATGGGAGCGGTCCACCGTCTCCCACCACGTTAAGTACATCCTTCCGGAGGTGGGCCGCACTGCCGCCAGAATCACACAAATCACACATAAGTAACACGATCCCCCCACTGGGCTGCCACCCAGCGAGAGGATTTTTTTGAGACAATGGTCCCAAGGAGGACGTGGGGATATAGGGTCGGTACACGTCGCCGCCCTCCCCACGGACCTCCTTTTATTTTACGAAAAGGACGTGTGTTGATATGACGATAGTGGAGCGGCTGATCGCCGCCGGGATGACCCCGGATTGCGCCGCAGAGACGGCCATGTGGTACAGAGCGCAGGGAGACGACGAGGGCCTGGAGGCCTATGTGATCGCACTGGAGGCCAGCCATGTGGGCCCGGCATAACGAGAACCCTGACGGGCGAAATGTGGGGGACTGCACCGTGCGGGCCATCTCCACGGCCCTGGGCCAGGAATGGGAAACGACCTATATAGCCCTGGCTTTGCAAGGCTACCTGATGGGCGATATGCCGTCAGCCAACCACGTTTGGGGGGCCTATCTCCGGGAGAAAGGCTTCCGGCGGGCCGTTATCCCCGACGAGTGCCCGGACTGTTACACCGTGGCGGATTTCGCCGCAGAGCACCCCAGTGGCACATATATCCTGGCCCTGTCCGGTCATGTGGTGTGCGTCATGGACGGGGACTATTACGACACCTGGGACTCCGGTGGGGAAGTCCCGCTCTATTACTGGCGCAAGGAGGCGTGACCCATGAGCTACCCATATTACAACAGCTATCAGCAGCCGCAGTTTTACCAGCCGCCCATGCCGGACCAGCTGGCCCAGCTCCGGGGCGCGCAGCAGTTCCAGCCACAGCAGTTTCCCCAGCAGCAGCCCCAGCAGGCCTGCGGGCAGAGCATGGTATGGGTGTCCGGGGAGCAGGAGGCCATGGGCTATCTGGTGGCGCCCAACTCTGCTGTGGCCCTGTGGGACAGCAACGCCCCCACCATCTACCTTAAACAGGCGGATGCATCTGGAAAGCCGTCTATCAAGGTCTTTGACTTAGTGGAGCGTACCAGCGCACCCGGGGCGGGACAACCGGCCCAGGGCGTGGAGTTTGCCACCAAAGCAGACCTGGAAGCACTGGCGGCCCGCGTGGAAGCGCTGACCGCAGAGAAAAAGCCCGCAAAGCGGGCGGCAAAGGAGGAACTGGACAATGGGTAATCCCTTTTTCGGTATCATGGGCGGCGGTGGCCGGCCCAACATGATGCAGCAGTTCCAGCAGTTCATGAGCCAGATGCAGGGCAAGGACCCCAACGCCATCATCAATGAGATGGTGCAGAGCGGGAAGCTCTCGCAGGACCAGCTGAACCAGGCCCAGCAGAAGGCCCAGCAGATGCAGGGTATGTTTGAACCCCTCCGAGGGATGTTTGGGAAATGAGCAAAGTGTACTTTAAATATTTGCTCTAAAAGTTGCAAGTTAGTCTCAAAATCCGTGGCCACGGTTTTGAAAATAAATCTACAAAGGAGATAAAGCAATGAGTCTTTCTTCTGACGGTACTGTGATGACCATGCCCGTTCAGCCCGCCTATCAGGGCAACGGAAACGGTATGTGGGGCGGCGATTGGTCCAGCTGGATCATCCTGTTCCTGATTTTCGGCCTGTTCGGCGGCTGGGGTAACGGCTTCGGCGGCTTCGGCGGACAGAACGGCGGTGTAGGCTCCGAGGTGCAGCGTGGCTTTGACCACTCCGCCGTTGTGACCAAGCTGGACGGCATCACCCAGGGCATTTGTGACAGCACCTACGCCATCACCAACGCCATGACCAACGGGTTCAACAACACCAACATGGGCATGATGCAGGGCTTCAACGGCGTGGAGCGGGGCTTCTGCAACCTGTCCGCCCAGCTGGCGGACTGCTGCTGCGGCACCCAGCGGGCCATTGACGGCGTGCGCTATGACATGGCCGCCCAGGCCTGCGACACCCGCAACACCATCCAGACCACCACCCGGGACATCATCGACAACCAGAACGCCAATTCCCCTGTCTCTTATACACATCTCCGAGCCCACGAGACTGCAGCTAATCTC